TCACTAGTATTGATAATCAATTAGTTAGATATCAATTCTCGTCACTATTCTCATCATCTTAATGACGACTTTAGTCATAAATCCTTGTTTATACAATTTAATATTACGATATTGCGTTATGCTTCTATAGCTCAACTGGATAGAGCAACTGCCTTCTAAGCAGTAGGTTTCAGGTTCGAGTCCTGATGGAAGTACTATGATTAGATCAACTATACTATTATTATTATTCGCAGCATCTTGCTACGCACAGCATCCATACATTAACCTTACGGCTAGGCAACTAGTCAAGCAAGCACATAAGGACGGATATGAGATTGTGTCGCGATACTGTGACGATGTTGTTACGTTTACTTTATGGTCTGAGACTGACACTATTACTGTTCAGTATGAGATGTATAGAAGAAAACCAGTCTTTGTTCGTTATGAGGAATAAGATATTTAATATAGCAGTGTCCACATTACTTGTTGGACTAATGTTTATAAATGTGTACATGTCAATGCCAAATAAGTATACATTTGATAAGGATTATTTTTATGTGGAGGAGGGTAGCCCTGATTCAGTTACTACTGTTGAGGAGCTCCCTCCTTTTTTAGATACGCTCTACAGCGACTACTGCCCCTACATACATTACACTCACGACAGCACTATAGACTCTATAGTGATACACTACGACTCTGCGGTTGCTCCTATAGTCTCTAGAGTATCTAGCGGTTATGGATGGAGATGGGGACGTATGCACTATGGTCTAGACTACTCGGGCTGCAATAGGGACACGTCAGTGTCTTCATTCGATGGAGTGGTTAGGTATTCAAGTCTAGGGTATAATGGAGGATACGGCAACCTGGTTGTCGTTAGACATTATAACGGACTTGAGACATACTATGCTCACCACTGGAGTCTATTGGTTGAGGAAGGTGATACCTTACTTGCAGGTGATCCTGTAGGGATAGTAGGCTCGACGGGTAGGTCAACAGGTCCACACCTACACTATGAGACTCGGTTCTTGGGTGTACCCATTGATCCTGAGATAGTGCTGAGTGGTAGAGATAGTATTGAAATAAAACGTAAAGGATTTAGTTATGGGATATAGAATAGTTAAAAAGATAGAAGATAATACTGTGTACTTACTTGACCCTTGGGGGGAAGTTTTGTATCTTGAAAGCCACGAGGACGTGGATAGTCTAGTAGGCATCCTTAATAAGAACTCGGATGAAAATACAAGCTATACATATGAGCGATCAAAATTTACTTGATATAGGATTCGTAGAGAAGATTAATATTGACGGAGACAAGTACTATGAGTACTTCGTATCTGGAATGAATCTCTTCGGGTGGTATGATATCGATGGGCATATTAATGTGTCTGTCGACGATACGTATTTGACATACACTGACATTGATGATGTGTATGACTTAATTAAAATATTTCAGAAAGGTGGAAATACAACATAGAAAACCAGGCATGCATTCTAATTGGTTCTCCAAGCACTGCTGTAGTGCAGAGGGCATAAAGATTAAGTTAGATGTTAAGCACTCGCCTGAGGCCATTAATGGTAAGGTTTACTATAATGCATGCGGTAGAGTAACTACAATTGAAAGCTATAAGGAATTCGTATTGAAGTTTAAGATAGAGCCATCCACTAAACACGGTTCAGTGACTAGGGTGTATATGTCGGATAACGCTATATCAGGAGATCACGTAGACCTCTTTCTAATGCGGCCTTATATTTTGACCGGGGGTCATATGAGATTAGGGCAGTCTCGGGTTTTTAGGAAACCTAATGAAGTGCAGGTTCAAGTCAAGGATGGCATCTGTAAGGTGTATAGCGATGACACGTTAGTGTCTGAGTTCCTTGTGGAGGAGAAGGAGCGGTATATTATGTTCCAGGTGGAAGCGACTGATAAGGTAACGCACCTACATCCTATAGAGGCATCTTCGTATGTGTACGACGTGGAGGTGAAAAATACATCAGACGTATAGAAGTTTCGGGTAATACACAATATATGCGCGTGACGCGCGCAAAAAATGTCTACTATAATAGACACCCCGCCTACTTAACATAACATTTATTATAGGAACTTTTGCCGTTTTTCTGTTTAACATAATATAAGTTATAGGTTCACATAATACGTGATCGTCCAGTATAGTGGACATGCCCAGTATATTGGACACCCCCATAAAAATACTGTCCAGAATATTGGACACCCACCCCCCCCTGTCACATTGACAGGTGGATCCTGTCACATTGTCATGGAAAATATTTGGAAATGTCGCTTGTATGACAGCACAGCCATAAAGCGCATATAAGCGCATTACCCTATCAAATGAAGTAACCATATACGAGCCCTTGAGTTTTGCCCTTAGACAAGATCTGTCCAGAATAGTAGACAAATCGTGTTGATACATTGTGGACAAGTGTATTGCCCCTATACGCGCGCGCATGGGTATACTATACCACGGGAAAAGCCTTGCCTATTGAAAAAAAACTTTAGCGCATAACTTATTGAATATCAATACCTTACACAGGGTAAATAAAAAAACTTTAAAAAAAAGTTTAATAAATGCATAATAAATAAGAATAATTACTAGTTTTACAACCGACAACAATTATTAAACAATTAAATTTTTATCATGTCTAAAAAAACAGTATTAACTCAAAAGGAAATGCGTGAAAACATCAAAGCGCAATTTGGAACATTTAACGCTAACCGCGCCGACCTTAAACAAACGTGGTTAAAAGAGACGAAAAGCCTTAGCGGTTTAATTCGGTTCTGTAAGAAAGGCAAAGGCGCGTCATACGTCATTAATGAGTGTGCACGCGTTAGCGCTCTTCATGGTGTGAAGGTGTCGCCTTCTGAATTGACTATCAAGAACTTAGTTACCCACTTAAAGGATGGCGAACGTTACCACAAAGATGGCACAGAGCGTAAGTACTTCAGTACTAACATCATAGCCTTGACTATTGGTAGAATAGCGCGCGCTAAAAAGTAGCGCACGCCAAACCACGTTTGGAATTTACTAGGGTTCGAGTCCCTAGCGTGGTTCTAAATTTTGAAACCGCCAAAATCTGGATTTTGAAATTTTGTTCTTTACATCTTGGAAATTGACCGCTCGGGTTATAAGTAGACTAACCGCTTTAAGGCAATGTTTATTGAGGGGAATAACGTACTAATTACGCCTCCAATTTTGCCCATCGGGACGCCAAACGAGCTACAACTTGAAAGACTAAACGCTACCAATTAGCGCCTTTCGAAGGAAGTTACAACGGCACCTATAACAAGGTCAAACGCCCCTCAAATAGGCGTGGTATATTGAGTCAATACATTGTATTGGAGAACGTATGGCCATCATTGGAAATATGTAAAACCCTGTGTAGCGGGAGGCGTCTATCATTTAGACAAGGGGAAATAATACGCGGAACGCGCTTGATAACTACCCTACATTCAGAACACTGAACAAATAGTTACACCAATGGCAATTATGCCATAGTCAATACCTTTTACGGATAACTATGTTTGGAACGCGCACATACCAGCGCGCGCAGGGGTTCGATTCCCCTGCATAGTTCAGCGCAATCCTGCGCATATAACCGCATAAATTTTAATCCTATGCAATTATCTATAAAGCACATAGTGCAATTCTTCGAAGCTCAAGATATTGAGCGTCAACAATTCATCCAAGATGAAATTGAAATCGCAATCCTGCAACAGCAGGCATTACTTAACCACGAAATCCAATCCGATGAAACAGATAGCACGTTTCTTCAATTCGCTTAATTACGTCTGTATTGTTGCCGCCTGTCTTATGGTGTTAGGCAATATTGACTTTTGCGAAAACTCAGAGCAGTTGTTTGATCTTACATTCAACGCGCTCTTAATTCTAATGGCAGGACAGTACTTCCGTATTGTCAATTACTTAATCTTAAAAGGTGAGCAATGAGAAAAATCACAGAACAATCGGTAAACGCATTCTTGAATAGAACCGAATTCAAGAAAGGTAATATGCAGGTAGAAAACTCAGATGATGGATGGACGTATCTGCGACTGTTTAATAATTGTATTGCTATTCTAAACGCTAAGGGTAATCTAAGTATAACAGATGATGGATGGCAAACGAATACCACAAAGGAACGACTCAATGGACTGCCAGGCGTAAGCATTGTGCAGAAAAATTGGAAGTGGTTTCTCAATGGAAAGGAATGGAATGGATGCTTAACTCAGATATCATGAAGAATACAATCAAATACAAAATCATTCAACAAGCGGTATCGCACGGCAAACTATTCTCACGGCAGCAGTTCCATAATTTCGTATGGATTGCGAGAGAAGAACCTAACCGCAGTGGTAACACATACGGTAATGCCTTGCAGGAATATATCCGCGAGGGCTTAATAGAAAAGGTGGCGAGGAGTAAGTATATGGCTGGCGACTTAGCGCAGACATATCTCGACGACCCGAAGACTCACAGGGCGATCATAAGAGAGCGCAGGCAGGAGAAGAAAACAGACAACCTAGCTCAGTCCTTAGTGGGTGCTATGATTCAACGGGTTGTTTGGCTCAATCCACATGATACACCATACGATTGGAGTGGACGACCTGTGGTGCTCGTATTGAGTAACGGAATGTGCATTATGCCCCAGCGAGACGATGAGGGTAACGATGCAGGCGCACTGAGAGTGTGCGATTGGAATACGATTGATGAAATCGGAATTATTGGTAAGAACTAGAAGTTCAATTTGTTAATGTTAAATAGTAAAGTAATGAAAGAAGTTTTTTATTCACTAAGACGTAGGCTCGGAAGAGACCTTGAGATGTGTCCTTTTGAGGATGATACTTTGGTATGTGGTATTAGGTACTGGGGTAATTGGGAACACGACTACACCAACGACTATGAGGATTCTGATTATGAGGATGATGACAATATGATTTTGTCTGATGAGTCAATGGACAGATTGTATCAAATAGTAGGACAGGTTCGGTCAGAGCACAAAGGATTTCAAATATTCTTTGACGTGTCCGAGAAGAATACCATTCATTTTGAAGTTAAAAAAAGAGAACAATGATGCGAGAACTTATTATTCACAATGACCGACATCACTACAAGGTAGTTGATGTTGACGGCAACAATCATCTCATTCCTTTTTGGGGTGACAACGGATACTATCAGTGGTTACTCAACTACAATCCAACAGACGAAGAAGTCAATTTGGGGATAAAGGAACGTGACTTGATATGTTTCAAGAATTTCTTGAATGCAGTACATAAAATTAAAATAGTATTATGAATTACGTAGAATACTACAAGCGGAATCGCTTACTCAAACCCGGCAGTACAAACGCGAAGACCTCTAAGAGTGAAACGCCTACTGCCATTATGTATATGTCCCCTTACACGGACAATGACTTCGGACGTAACGTCTGTTCACACGCTAAGACCTGTATGAAGCCTTGCTTATCTGAGGCAGGGCGTGGTAAGTTCAGTAGTGTACGTGTGGCTCGGAGGAACAAGACAAACTTCTTCTTCAGTGACAAGCGCGCATTCCTTAGGCAACTGAACAATGACTTGGAGCGAGTCAACAAACGCGATCACAAGACAGCGGTGCGTATGAACGGCACAAGTGACTTGGACTTCGTGTCTATGCTGCGAGCAATGATAAAGGTCAACGTGTTCAGCTATGAGAACTTGCAGTTCTATGACTACACCAAGAATCCCAATCGCGTCAAACGATACGCAGGCACTAACTATTTACTGACGTTCAGTTACGATGGACAGAATTGGGATGACGCAGTGACATCAATGACAGAATACAATACGCCTGTATCTGTGGTGTTCAACCTCAAGAAAGGCGAGGCACTGCCGAAGACGTGGCGAGGGTTCGATGTCGTGGATGGTGACGTGGCGGATGACATCATGATCGGCAAGAGAGGTAAGTACATACTCGGACTTCGGTTCAAAGGAACTAAGGCTAGGTTGGAAGAGGGCATCCAACTTGGCTTTGTAGTAGACAGCCCATTTATTTTTAACTCTTAAATATAATTATGAAAGTATTTCAATTCAATTTACAAGATTCATTGGGCAACAAGAAGACGCTCATATGTAGACTAAGAGATGGCAACATCAGATACGTATTATATGGTGGCTGGGGGTCTAGTGGTATCAGTTTCAGTGTGAGCGACATCTATCTGAAATACCACGACCACTTACCGGTAGAAAATCTGCCCAGTGAAACCAAAGATGAATTCATTCAAAGGGTTTGGGACATGCTCGAAAACAGCACTGACAAACCCGTTAAGAATGTAAACGTTAACGTAAAATTTGCATAGTTATGGGATACAGAACAATATTTTATTACGAGACCTATGAGGGTAAGAGGTATCATTTTCACACGCAGCATTGCTACCGTCCAGCGTCCACAAAGGCATGGAAACAACTAAAGAAAATGCTCAGTGAGAAGAGAGATAATATCCGCTGTATAGGTTATGATATAGGCGATGAGCCACTGGCTTTGAGATACGCAGATAACGAGTTCGTGAGTATAGGTACGGGAATATGGATGACAAAATAAATTGCAAATAAAAAGGAATCATGAAAGAGAATAAACTAATAGCAGAATTTGAGCAGTTACCTACACAGGTATTCAATAGTGGTATTATGAACTACTACCACGATGGTGCTTGGTATGAGGAACACGAACTATCTTATGAAAAATCTTGGGGTTGGTTGATGCCAGTGGTGGATAAGATAGAATGCACTACAATAGACAACAATGATAATTCAGATAACTTCTTTAATGTAATGATTGAAGTGTTTGAGTGCAATATAAATGGTGGCAACATATGTATATGTGAGAATGGAAACACTAAACTTGAGGCAACCTACAAAGCAGTAGTAGAATTTATTAAACAATTAAATAAGTAAGTATGAGTATAACGACGTTTGAACAAGCCAAGAAAACGCTTGAGGATTTAGGGTATGTGGTAGATGTTTGTCACATATGCACCGTCACTGATCGGTACGAGTGTACAGATGAGGACGCTAGGGATATACTGAATGACGTGTACAACGAGGTGTGTGACATAATCGATGAACGCGTAATTGATAGGTGTGAATTTTTAGAATATAAATACAAGGACGAATGAAAGAGATATCAATGAAAAAGTTTTTTAAGGTGGCAGAAAAAGTTGGGTTAGTAAAAGATGGTTACTACAAAAGTGGTTCGCCTAAAGGTTCAGAAGAGGATGTCAATGATTTTTACATCTTAGAAGATAAATTAGATTATCCTAAATCACAAAGAGCCACCACAGAAATATCAATGCAAGAATATCACGCGATGCGTAATGAAGCGTGGGATATGGCAGTAAAAACCAAGATGGTTGAAGACAAGGATAGCGAGTGGTTGGACTTTGACGAAGCCTACTACGAATATATTCTTTGGGAAAAAGGCTACACGATAGTCGATTAAATAATTAAATAAGGAATCGTGAAAGAGAGAGTACAAATTATAGATTGGAAATGGGTAGCCATAGTAACTTTTGTACTATGGATTTGGTCAACACTTTTAAATTAGAAATCATGAAGTACAAAAAGCATTTAGTAGAACTTAAATCAGTTGGGAGTTTTGTAGACGTTATAAACTCTATAGTCTACCCGGCAAACAAGGATGGCACACCAGACTTCAACTGCCCAACGGCATTGTCGTTTGACTTTGACGAGTTTCTCGACGACGACTCAGAGTGGTGGGATGCTATGAGTAAGGAGGACAACACTCTATTGTGGAGTACAATGCTAAAGGCAGCCAAGGAATGTTAACAGATGTTAAATATTTTGATATTAACATTTTATTATTTATTATTGTCAAACTAAACTACAAATTATGGCAAAGTTATTTATTGAGGAGATCAAGGAGATTGCTAGACCTAATTACACAGTCGACCTTGAGATTGAGTTCACTCGTGATGCTGATGCAACCCCAATCAAATGGGAAAAGAAACTAATACCAATAGAAAAGATAGAGCAGTTCTACTACGATGAGGGGTTAGACCAGCGCGAGTTGTTAGGGCCGCCCCACCTTGATGCTTCGTATGACAAGGTGTGGACAGTTGATTTTTGGGATGAGGTAGAAGACGGATACCTAGAAGATTTCGTCAAGGATTATTTAATTGAAAATTTAAAATAGAATTTATGGGAATGTTTAGTTGGATTACAATGGATACGGGAAGAAGTATCCAAAACAGACACGTCGAGGACTACAAGCCACGGACAGTGTATATGCGAGACCAGAAGGGGAACGTGTGGGCAGAGCGTGAGTACGATGGGTACGGTGTGTTCGGTGGCAAGGACTTCTATCAGTTGCTCGCAGAGATGAATGAGGTCGAGGGCTTGACAGGTGACGTGAACAATGATCGGCAGCTTGGTATAGACTTGGCGTTCAGTAAGGAGGCGCACATATCACCGACACTTAATGAACACTATGATTCGCATTGGGTTAAGGAGCACAATGAAGATTGTCCTGACCAAGGGTATTTTTATTACGATGAAGACGAGGACGATGATGAGACATGGTAGTTTATTTTCAGGCATAGGTGGGTTTGATTTGGCGGCTCAATGGATGGGCTGGACAAACGTATTCCACTGCGAGTGGGAAGACTTCCCACGCAAGGTATTAAATCATCACTTTCCTAAATCAATATCATATGGAGACATCAAAGAAACAGACTTTACTATTCACAGGGGACAAATCGACATCCTCTCAGGGGGATTCCCTTGCCAACCTTACTCCGTCGCAGGTAAGAGAGAAGGTAAAAACGACGATAGACATCTCTGGCCTGAAATGCTACGAGCAATACGAGAAATTAAACCAAGGTACGTCGTGGGCGAAAACGTTCGTGGCCTGCTTAGTTGGAATGGAGGATTGGTTTTCGATGAGGTGCAATCTGACTTGGAAGATGAAGGCTTCGAAGTCATCCCGTTTATACTTCCAGCTGCAAGCGTCAACGCCCCGCACAAAAGAGACAGGGTATGGTTTGTTGCTCACACCAACGACAAGGGAGGACGTGGTGAACTTGGAGACATTCCAAAAGCGAATGGAGAAGTATCCCAACGGAACGACTATGCCGAATTTAGCTACCCAAGTAAGCAGCATGATGTTGCCAACACCCAAGGTTCAGGACGAACGCCATGCACTGAGGGACAGGGGCAAGAGCAACCTCGGGGAAGAGATGGCGGAGGTTGGATATCAACGCCTTGGGACTCCTTCCCATCTCAACCCCCTGTTCTGTGCGGAGATGATGGGATTCCCCGCGAATTGGACGGTATCACCTTTCCTAAGTGGAGAAAAGAATCAATCAAAGGATACGGCAACGCAATAGTTCCGCAGGTAGTGTATCCCATATTCAAAGCAATCGAAAGATTGGATTAGTTAACCTCAATAATTTAAATGGAATTAAGTAAACATCAGAAGAAAGAAAGGCTGACCAGCATAAAGCAACACGTTAGCATAATGAAGGATAACCTACTAGACATGTATAAATTAATGGATGTCATGGATAACGATACTAGGTTAGAGATTCGAGATAATATTAGTAATGTCAAGGATGAGCTCAATGCAATTCTTATGGCGAGTAAATGGCAATTTGAAATAAAGGAATAATGAAAATGAGTAAAGCGCACGTAGATGCAACGATAGATTTCTACGTAAGGTATATGCAATTTGTAAAGACATGCAATGATGATATGCACCACGCAGCTGTCATGTATGCTGGTCGTCTCAAGACTGACGAGTCTGATGACGTTAATGTAAATGCTCAAGACGTTGAGCTCAAATCAAATTAAATGTTAAAGAAGATAACATTCGATAACTGTTTGAGGGTGGTCTCCGAGAAGACGGAGATACCTACTGACAACATCCTTGCCAAGGACAAGTCACGGCTGGTATCAGATGCTCGACATCTGTTTTTCTACACATGCAACGAGGCAGGTGTTACGCCTGCATATGTCAGGGAGTATGTTAAACTCTACACGGGTGGAGTCAACTCTCCTCAGACAGGTCTTATTAAGTATGGCATCGAACGCATCCAGCGTATGATGGCTGACGATAAGAACGTCGACTCGTTGGTAAAACAAATCATCGAAGAATGTATACAATAAATCAAGTTTGGAGGGACGCACGAGAGGATGGGTCATCCACCTTCGTCAAGGCGATGGGCAAGGATCCTGCCTTCGTGCTGAACAAAACCTTTAAAGTATACATTAAGGACGAGGAGTTGAAGGTATATAAGTGTACGTCAGAACACTATCAGGAGCAGGACGCTAGCGTCTTCCTAAAATACGGATGGCATAAAGCCATAATACTGACATACTTAAATGCTTGCACCGAACGTCTCGATGTAATGATTGACTCCATGCAAAATGGGCTTCGCGAGGAGTCAGTTCATCCTAGAATTAAGAAGCTCATCAATAACTACAATGAAAAAATCAAATCATTATGAGTGTATTTCAAAAGTTAAGCGCAATCCCTTTCAAGGATAGGGTCAAGCGCAAGGGTTCGTTAGATTATGTATCATGGGCAGATGCTTGGTCATTAGTTAAGAAGCATTATCCTGAGGCACAACGCACAGTGTATGAGCACGAGCACACGGGTCTCAACTTCTTCAGTGATGGGCGCACGGCATACGTCAAGGTCGGTATTACTATCGATGGGCTAGAGCATATTGATATGCTGCCTGTGATGGACTACCGCAACAAGGCCATACCTGTAGATAGCATGACGGCATTCGATGTCAACAAGACTATCCAGCGATCAACTGCCAAGGCGATTGCCATGCACGGATTGGGCTTGCAGTTGTGGACGGGTGAGGACCTGCCGGGAGATAGTACTCCTGAGCCTACCTCTACTACTAAGTTGCAACCCCTGAAGGTAGACGATAAGAACTGGGCTAAGGTCTGTAAGTACGTAGAGTCTAACAAGGACACGCACAAGTTCGATGACATCATAAAGCAACTGTCTACTAAGTATAAGATAGATGCTAAGACTAAGACTGCACTAAGAGCTAAGGTATGAGTGAGGTCTTAAATAATCTCAAGATTGACGAGATGTACTACGGGGAGTATGGGCAGCAGTGGCTGTCCAACTCCGACATCTCATCACTCCTAGTTAATCCTGCAAACTTCAGGAAGGCTAGGACAGATAGCAAAGCCCTGATAATGGGCAGATACTTTCACTGGTCTATACTCGAGCCCGAGAAGGCTAAGGAAATACAATGCATCGATGCAACTACAAGGTCAACGAAGGCGTACAAGGAAGCTACACAGGACGGCAGTGTGATGTTACTATGTCATGAGCAAGAGCATGTAGACAAGATGGTTCAGGCCATCAAGCACAACTTCGATTTCTTTGAGGGCATCTACGAAGAGGGTAATGTGTTCGAGCAGCCTGCGACTACTGAATTGTTTGACCTAGATTGGAAGGGCAAGGCAGACATCGTAGCATCCTCCCGGATCATTGACCTGAAGACCACGTCTAATCTTAATAGCTTCAGGCAGTCGGCATACAAGTTTAACTATGATAGTCAGGCGTACCTGTATCAGAAGTTGTTCGGTAAGCCGATGGAGTTTTGGGCTATTGATAAGACAACGCTAGCGATGGGTCAGTTCCATTGCTCGGATGATTTTCTGCGGTCTGGTGAGCAGAAGGTGAAGGAGGCATCAGAAATTTATAAAAGATTTTTCGGGAAATCCTCTACCGAATCAATCGAGAATCATTATATTGTGGAGGAACTTTAAATTAAATTAATATGACTAAAGAGAAAATTTTCGCAGACGGTTTCAATTTCAAGCGACGTGATAACGCTCCTGATTTTGTTGTAGGCAACCTCAGCCTCAAGGCTGAAGAGGCTATCCAGTTTATCAAAGACCGTACAAAGAACGGATGGGTTAACCTCAACATCAACCAAGCAAAGAGTGGTAGCTTCTATGTGGAGCTCGACACTTATGAGCCGAAGAAGAAGGAGGAGCAACCCTTTTAATATGTGGTTTGGTTCATGGGGGGAGGATTAGCCTCCCCCTTTTTTTGTCGGGTAATCAAATCACATGATAACAATATTTCGAAACATAAAAGATACCGACCAGCCATTCTACAAGGACATCGTCTACATCCTACACCGGATCAGAGATGGTGCATCCAAAGATTTAATAAAGAATATAAGGTCGGAGAAAGATAAGTCCAGGCGCAATGAATTAAAGCAAGGACTACCTGCCATTTGTTTTAGTGGCAAGTTCTCCCGCAGGTCTGACGCTGCATTGGTTGAGCACAGTGGTTTCATTGGGCTTGACTTCGATGGCTATGACAGGCAGAAGGATATGCTTCAAGACAAGGAGCAGATGAAGAAGAACAAGTTCGTCTTTTCGGTATTTGTTTCTCCTTCAGGCAATGGCCTAAAGGTTATTATCAAGATACCACCTGAGCCACACAACCACACAAACTATTTCAACTCGCTCAAGTCTTACTTCAACTCGGACAGATTCGATGTGTCCTGTAAGAACGTGAGCCGGGTGTGCTACGAAAGCTATGATCCATTGATTCATATCAACGAGAACAGTTCAGTATGGGATTCGATAGCGGAGGATGAGCACAAGGAAGTAGTCACTGGTGACGTTACAATACCAATCACAAACGAAGGCAAGATAGTTGACATCTTAGTGTCGTGGTGGGAGCGTAAGTACCCTATGGTATCAGGGCAACGCAACCACAATATCTATATTCTTGCAGCAGCGTTCAATGACTTTGGTATTCAGCGTTCGTTGGCTGAGTATGTACTGACTAGGTATGAGGCGGAGGACTTCAGCGAGGAGGAGATAAAGGCCACTGTCGCTTCTGCTTATCGCCATGTAGACAAGTTCAATACACGATCATACGAAGACCAAGAGAAGGTCAGTAAGATACGTGATATGGTTAAGGCAGGTATGTCTCGTAAGGAGATACGTGCGGAGGTTGAGACTGCTGAGATATCTCCGGGTGTGGTTGACTCTGTGGTCAGTCGCATTGAGGAGGAGCAAAGCAATATGAAGTTCTGGACAAAGGATGATAAGGGGCGCATCAAGATAATGCACCTGTCATTCAAGAACTTCTTGGAGGAGCATGGGTTCTACAAGTACAATCCTGAGGGTAGTAAGAACTACGTCTTTGTCAGGGTGACCAACAACCTGATTGACCACACATCTGAGAAGGAGATAAAGGACTTTGTTCTTAACTACCTGCTAGAGCTGGAGGATGCCACGCTGTACAACTACTTCGCTGACAACGTGCGATACTTCAGGGAGGAGTTCCTGACGCTGCTTGCATCTATTGATGTGTACTTCATCGAGGATGAGAAGCAGGTGAGCTATCTGTACTACCGCAACTGCGCTGTAAAGATTACTCCTACTGAAGTGATACCTATTGACTACCTTGACTTAGGTGGTTACGTATGGAAGGACCACGTCATTGATAGGAACTTCACTATGTGTGAGCCAGGTAAGTGTGACTTCAAGACATTCGTAAGTAACATCTGTGCTAAGGATTCTAAGAGGACGCAGTCAATGGAGTCTACTATAGGATACCTGATGCACGGCCACAAGAATATGTCTTACTGTCCTGCTGTGATCCTGAATGACGAGGTCATATCAGACAACCCTGAGGGAGGTACAGGTAAGGGACTTCTTATGAATGCCCTATCACATATGAAGAAGCTGGTCACTATCGATGGTAAGTCATTCACGTTCGAGAGTTCGTTTGCTTATCAGCTGGTGTCAGCAGATACTCAGATACTATGCTTCGATGATGTGCGCAAGGCCTTCAACTTTGAGCGGCTGTTCTCTGTAGTTACAGAGGGCCTCACGCTAGAGAAGAAGAATAAGGATGCAATCAAGATACCATTCAAGAAGTCTCCTAAGATTTCAATCACTACTAACTATGCCATCAAGGGTAAGGGTAATTCGTTTGAACGACGCAAGTGGGAACTAGAGTTACATCAGTTCTACAATAAAGACCACACACCCTTTGATGAGTTTGGTCGTATGATGTTTGGTGATTGGGATGATGATGAGTGGTGCTCGTTTGACAACTACATGATTGGATGTCTCCAGCTGTATATGGTGGAGGGATTAGTCAAGAGTGAGTTCGTCAACCTTGCGGTGCGCAAGCTTAGTGCTGAGACCTGCCATGAATTCATTGAGTGGTGTGGCCTTATCAAAGGCAGTGAGATTGCTGAGATTCTTGAGAGGCAAGGCAGGATCCACGCGCAGGAGATGTATGCTAAGTTCACAGATGAGTACCCTGACTTTGCTCCAAAGGCTAAGATGACAGTGAGTCGTATACGATTCTACAAGTGGCTCGCAGCCTATGGAACATTCAAGTATGGAAAGCCACCGGAGGAGGGGAAGGATGCAAGTGGCCGATGGTTTAGATTTATTAACGATGACCCCCCTTTTTAATATGATAGAGTTTAGAGATTATCAGAAGGAAATAATTGAGCGTGGTACTCAGATAATTACCACACACGGGTTTGTGTATCTGGCGATGGAGGTTCGCACAGGCAAGACCCTAACAAGCCTTGGCATATGCCAAAGGATTAATGCAAGGAATGTATTGTTTATAACAAAGAAGAAAGCAATAAGTTCAATCGAAGGTGACTATGAGTTGCTATGTCCTGACTATGAGATGACTACCATAAACTATGAGAGTCTTCATAAGATTCCCAATACCAAGTGGGATGTTATAATATGTGACGAGGCACATGGTATGGGTGCATTCCCTAAGCCTAGTAAGAGGGCCAAGGAGGTGTCTAAGCTGCTCTCTAAGACACGAGCGAGGGTCATCCTACTGTCAGGTACACCAACGCCCGAATCTTACTCTCAGATGTATCACCAGGTGTATGGTATCCCAAACAATCCATTCAACTTCTACAAGAACTTCTACAAGTTTGCTGAACAGATGGTATTCAAAAGCCAAAAGCGATTGGGCACACATACGATAACTGACTATAGTAATGGCAAGGAGGCGATCCTGAAGAGGATGCAGCCATACACAATCAGTTTCTCTCAGAAGGACGCTGGGTTTGTGGTTGATACTAATGAGCGACCTTTGTTTGTGAAGATGCACAACAGCACATACGATATGATAAAGAGGCTCAAGAAAGATTTGGTGCTTCAGGGAAATGATGAGGTTGTGCTAGCAGATACTGCTGTCAAACTGATGGGTAAGATGCATCAGATGTATAGTGGGACTGTTAAGTTTGAGAGTGGTAAGAGTATGGTGTTCGACCACAGCAAGGCAGAGTTCATACGTAATCATTTCAAGGGCAAGAAGATTGGTATCTTCTACAAGTTCAAGGCGGAGCTCACGGCACTGAAGAATGTGTTTGGTGATACGCTATGCACTGATCTCGATGACTTCAATGGCAGTGATAAGAACATTGCGCTGCAGATTGTAAGTGGCCGGGAGGGTATCAGTCTACGCGAGGCTGACGCTCTAGTGTATTACAACATTGACTTCTCTGCTACTAGCTACTGGCAATCAAGAGATAGGATGACCACAAAGGACAGACTAAAGAACGATGTGTATTGGGTGTTCGCAGACAAGGGTATTGAAACTCGTATATACAAGGCAGTGATAAGCAAGAAAGACTACACCCTTAAACACTTTAAAAACGATTACCTTTAGGAATGCGGGAGCAACAAATACAATCGAAAAGAATCAAGGAGTTAGAGGCAGAGGGATACTACGTAATCAAACTTATAAAGACCAACAAGAATGGGATACCTGATTTGATTGCGATTCCAGCGGGAGCTGACGTGCTCTTCTCTGAAATAAAAACTCCGAATGGTAGGCTGTCTCCGTTACAGCAATTTAGATTAAAAGAACTTGAAGAACATGGGTGCAGAACAGAAGTATACAATGGTAAACATTGAGGAGGGATTTGTTGACAAGATGGATCAGCTTGATCCGTCTGTTAAAATAAGAATGGCACATAAGATGGTGGAGATAGCAAAGGACTATGATGCCATACCCAACGATACATTCCACGTAATAATGGTGACGGTAAATGATATGGATGATGTTCCCTGTTTCCTGAAGCTAGTGGTGTACAAAGATGAGGATGCTCCCTTATCTTTTATGGACATTGAAGAAGTCCACGTAGATGATTATTTAGATTACTTAAACCAAAACAAATGAATAGAGAGGAATTAGCAATGATGGTTACCGAAGCGGTATCAGAGAATCAAAGTGTTACTATAAAAGATTTGAGAAGTAACTTGAGGAGACACCACCTGGTCAAGGCTAGGTGCATGGCATTTAAAGTGTTAAGAAAGAACTATGGTTTCTCCTTGAGTCAAATCGGCACGTTCTTTTGCAGGCATCACGCTAGTGTGATACACGGCCTCAGGGTTCACGATAGTTATATGGATACCGACAGGGAATATGCAAGCGACTTCGGAATATTGACTAATGAAATAATGAAGAACGATGTGAACTTTCCACTACGGCAGCAGGCTTTAGAGTTCCTCGAAGAACTTGAAATGTCTAAATCAATAGGCAGCAAGATAGCCCTTGTGGAAAATTTAATTACGGCATCAGGTAAAAATTAAATATATTGTAATTATGAACTCAAATAATAATGTCGATAAGATATTAGGCTACAAGTCTTGGAGTGATAGGCGTAAAATTGATTCTCTTCTTGAGATGGATTGTATTATGTACACCGAGCTAGGCATTGACTCAACCAAGAAAGAGAGAGACGATGTCAAGAAGATGTCTCGCAAGATTTATAAAGCCATAAAAAGCATTGACCCTCTCATAGGAGGACCTATGCTTTCCTCAATGGATTAAATATGAAACACAGAATCAATCATGTTAACCAAACAATGGATGAGATTCATGATCTCGCTAATGAAATCTATGAGCACTGGGTAGATGAAGAAAGGAAGGAGGCAAGACGTGCCATAAAGAAATTAACACAAGCACTTACTGACCTTTTAAATTCTCTGAAAGATGACATCGAAGGAATCTAGACCTAGACTAAGTGGCCAACGATTGGCTGCATATAATCACTTAACTAGCAACGAGAAACGTTTGTTGGTTGTGGGAGATATTCACGAGCCGTTCTGTCAGCCAGGTTACTTACAGTTCTGTGTAGAAACTTATCAAAAATACAATTGCAATGCCGTACATTTTTGTGGGGACATCATCGATAATCACTATGCCTCATACCATGAGACAAGCCCTGAGGGGTTTGGTGGAGATGATGAGTTGCAGTTCGCTATAGATAGAATATATGATTGGGCTACTGCTTTCAAGAAGGCCACGGTTTGTATAGGCAATCATGATCGGATCATTATGCGCAAGGCCTTCTCGTCTAGTATACCTAAGGCTTGGATAAAATCTTACAACGAAGTACTACAAACTGATTGGGACTGGCGTCCTCGCTTCGTCATTGATGGCGTGCAATACGTGCATGGGGAGGGAGGAACAGCCCGAACCAGGGCTAAGAATGATATGATGTCCACTGTTCAGGGGCACATACACACGCAAGCCTACGTAGAGCACCTATGTGGACAGGATAAAAAAATATTCGCCATGCAGGTAGGCTGCGGTATAGATAGGGACAGTTATTCGCAGGCCTATGCTCGCAACTATAAGAAGCAGGCACTAGCCTGTGGCGTTGTCATTGGAGGCCACACTGCGATCAATGTTATCATGGAGCCTTGAGTGAGGCGTCATACATATTTACATAGTCAGTCTTAGGGTATGGTATGTCTTGCCAAGCCTCAGGGAATATCTCTCCATTTCTATATGTAAAGTTTGAATGACCATCGTGAGTCTCTCCGTCTCCATATAGGAATACATAATCATCTTCGCTACCTGGTAAATCATCCTCAGTGATTGCTCTGCTTAACATCATGCCATACGGTGTTAGCTTAGACATTTCAGATAGTGGAATCATATCATCATCGTTAGCATTCTTTAGCGCTTCTGGCATCCCTAGATATGAAACGTGCCCGTCCAATATCCAAGACTCTATTTGAGCTCTATCTTCACCATCAAACTGTCTAGAGAATGACAGGTCAGGAGTGTTAGCCTCTTGAACTATTGGAGAGTCTTCGTATAGTTTCTTTATCTCGCGAACTGAATAGAACCTTTCGCCATCAACTATGCTGAAACGACTTGGATCATTTATCAGGCTGTACTCATCAAACTTTAGCTCGTTGAGCTCTTCGTATGTGTAGTATACATCTGCCACCCCATAGTCTCCTCCGTATATGCTATTCAAGGCAACAGTATTTTTAACACCGAAATGGGTGTATGAGAAGTCTCCTATTTGATTCATAAGAAAGTCATACCCTTCGCCTTTGCTACCAGTATTGTCAATCCTTTTTACTTCATTGGCCAAGCTGTACTGCTCAACACCTAATGCTTCGTTGGCATTTTTTACTGCTTCTGATTTTGCTTGTAGCATTCCGGGGAACATCCTTAATACGCTAGCATCCTGAACATCTTCTACTCTAAGGCTTGTTGCATTAGGGAATTTAGATTTTAGTTCTTGGAATACTAACTCGTCTATCGCGCTCTGAATATAGTTGTTCACATTACCCATAACCTGACTCCACGTAATGCCAACTTGCTTATTGTTCTGATCCCTAGTTGGTTTGTCATCGTAACCATTGTACCTCTGAAGGGTGTATGTAATTTCGTTAGTATACTTATCTCTGTCTGTGACCATTCTAACGTTCTCATAGATAGGTCTGTTGAGGTCTACAGAATAGATATACAAAGCCTCTGCTAATGCTTGATTCTCAAACGTCTTTCCATCAAAGAATCTATCTGAAATATTCTCTTTATTAATTAAAGACCAATCTCTTGCGCCAGGCATCAATGGTGCTCCAAGGAACATTCCCATAAATTCGCCACCTAAAGGCCAAAACATAGACTCTAGTTCCTTCTGCTGTGCAAGAAGTCTTTGTCTTCTTCTGTTTGTTTTAGGATTGTCAGTGGTCAATGGCAGGTCCTTTAGCTCCTGCTCTATCTTTAGCCATTTGAATAACGGCTTCCCGTAGGTTGAGAATACTGGCCCTAATATAGATAATGTTGAGTTTATAACCTCTGAGCTAGATGCATTGTGGTCAACACCTCTCCCCATTTCTTGGAGTATACTATTGCCAAAAGCAATTTGATCCTCAATGGCAACATCCCCTTCAGTCATCCACTCTTGAGCTGTATTTATACCCGAGGACACAAACATATTTGTTGCAGCGTTCCCGTCATACAATCCATACTGAGAGGCTAGGTGTTGTAGCGTACCTTTTTTCAATGCCTCGGACAATGTCATGTCTTCTTCACCATCGTCATATTCATCGTCAGCGAATAGTGAAAGTGAGTACTGCGCCAACATAGCTTTTAAAGTGAAGTATGTAATCTGTCTTGCTGTTGTTGCAGACCACAATTGAGTAGCCTGCTTTCTTGTCATCTTACCTTCTTTGAAAAGAGCAACCCAAGCCTTCTTGAAGTTGTCTATATCATTAAGGTGGAAGGTGGCCATCGGGAATAATGCATCTGCTACAATTCCTCCTCGTTTATTCTTTATGTTCAATATCCTTACTCTCATATCAGCCAATGATCCGGTCTGAGTAATTATATTAGTTACTGCTTCGTCAGCCTTTCTTCTCGCTTCTCTGATTGCGCTAGCGTATTTATTCATATAGGCGGCATCATTATTATGTATGGCCCCCCAATCTATCTTTTGTCCTGTAAAGTTTTCAAACTCAATAGCCATATTACCAAACCAAATAGGCCCTGCAAAGGGTCTATCAGGCATAGTAATAAAGTTATCTATCAGTTGCCCTAAAGCCTTAGCCTCCATTAAGGGGCTTTGCTTGATGGCGTTTAGTATGACGTTTTCATAGTAGGCCCTAGCCTGCTCTCTTTCATTCACCACCTTGCCTGGCTCTACAGGTCCGCCTCTACCGCCCATCCCAGTTTGACTAGGTATCACTCTTTGTGCTACAGTACAGTCAACATTACTTAGTATTGTACTCATTGACATGTCGGAGTTCCAAACACTCATATAGGCCATTGACCCTTTTGCCATAACCTCAGGGAACATAGTAGCATATATCATGTTAGACGCTAAATCCGCTATCCTATTCTTACCACCAAGTATGTACCTATAGGCGTTTGTTTTCAGAGTGCTATATAATCCTCCATCAAGACCCAATAAGTTCTGTGTCTTGTCGACTGACGATACGTTATTTAAAACTGCTTGAGTAAGGTTGGACATGTAACCTCCTATTGCCTGATATATCTCTACGTTTTTATCTTCAAGCTTTGTCCCTGCCTTCTCGAACGTTGTGGCTGTAAGCTCTGATGCAGGAGCTACATATGCATACTCAATCAAGGATTTAGCAGCCCTGTTAAATACATACTCAACATCAAAGTGTATAGGCCCTACTGTTGTAGTTCTCTCTAAGGTTGGCGGAGGGGTCTCCGTTGCTCTCTGCGACCTCACCTCTGTTGCGCTCAAAGCATTTGTATTCATCTTAAGTTCAGCAGCCTGGTCCATTACAATTGATGCGTGGTGAACATACCCTTCATAGTTTACAACCTCCGCCCCTAATATTGTTCCATTTACATACTCATTATATACTCTCAACTTCTCATACATCGTCTGCATATCCTCAAACGCACTATACTCTTCTGGAGAAAGAGTGTTTTTTAGCGAAGCTAGGTATGCATCAACACTAGACATATCCAACTTAGCGAAGTCTTTCTTTATCTGCTTGAGTATTTTAATATCGTGCCTTGAGTATTCCTGAGACCTTATTCCTCTGCCTGTGCCCTCGAATGGCTCCACTATAGCGTCTATATATTTTTCTATACTAGCAACCTTGGGGTTGTCAGGATTAAGAAGGAACTCTAACTGAAGCAATGCCGCTTGAACTCTATACTTGGATTCCACTCTAGAATTGCTTTCAAAGTCTTTAGTTCCAAAAGCCTTATCCATTATACCAGATACTTCTTTAGCCATGTTAGAGTACTCAAGCAGGAACACTCCGGTTGATTCCATCCAAGGCTCAATCAACGCTTCTTTTACGTCTGTGTTATTGTAGTTCCCTAAGCCTAAGTCAATCATACTAGATGTGACTCCATTTAGCATAGCCTCTATGGCTTGGGTTTGGTCTGCTATTGTGCCCGACCTGCTCATTATAGAGTTGAATGTTGCCCTAACTTTGGCATTTGTTCTAGACCTAAATAATAATACGTCAACCTCAGGGAGGTTCTTAATCACGTTGCTAAGTTTCTCTGATTCTTGTCTAGACTTCAGGTCGATGTACTGCGTGAGGAATGGGTTGAAGCTCTCCAGCTCTAACGCTTGATTCAAAGCCTCGTTTATTTTATTTAGCCTCGCATCCTTTAGCGCTTGAAGAGATGCCCTGTCTAGATTTATGTCCCTGTTGAACATAACAACAAGCCTCCTGTTTAAGGCGTTAGGGATTGAGTTGAGGAACTCCTCAGAGTTTAAACGCTGAGACTTGGCTATGATCTCATCTATAATTTGCTCCTTATTAACAGCAGGGGTGACATCATCCTTTGGTGTTGTCTGAGTCTCCTCCTGTTGATCCTCAGGCATATCCTCCTGTTGATCCTCAGGCATGGCTTGTTGAACATCTTGACTAGCCTCTTCCTCAGGTTTTGGTTTTGGCTTTTGTCTCCTTGAATCTGTCAGCTTATCTGCCTCCTCTGCGATTTGTTGGTTTCTTCCACTGTCTCGCTGATTTTGCTTAACAATAAAATCGCCTTCTTGCCTGTCAAGTGCAGCTGATTCTTTATCTCCTGGATTATTTCTTGCTTCTTTTACGCTAGCTCTTTGTAGGTAAAGCAGGCCTTTGTTGGGGCTTCTTTCTATGGCTTCATCTAATAGCCTTATCGCTCCATCATAGTCCCCTCTCTCAGCTAGTATTTTCGCAGCAGGAATTATTGCTGTAGCGTTCCCTGGTAGACGAGACTCCTGTATAGACAACTCTATGTCTTCATCAGTGTCACTGTTGCTCCTTTTCCCTGATATATTATAAGCCTCTGCATCTATATCATTTTGGAAAGCCTTGAGGTAAATGGCTAAGTTATTAGGATCGGCAAGCGCTTCCTTGGCAAATCTTTCCCTTCCTGCCTCTAGATTTGGGTAGGCTGATAGGTCTGCGCTCATAACGTCTTGGAATAAATCCTTAGTGGATTGCGTTTCGTTATCGAGTGATATCTCACCAGCATCAACTTGATCCTGTAATCTCTTGGAATCTTTCATGGTGGCCTGAACCTCAGGCGTAGTGTCAACATCTGTTGCAGGTAGCTTCGCTGCTAGTGACGTGGCCTCTATTACTCCGCCCTTACTCATAACATCGGATAGCCTTATAAGAGTATTTGTTACGTCTTGGCTATTGTAAAGAGAGATTCTACTAGGTGTAGTATTCATTTCTCCACCTTCATTGACAGTAGTTTTAGATGGGCTAACCATATCCCTAATACCAGATATGAAGTCATACAACATACCTCTAGAAGAAAGATTAAGTTCCTTGTGGCCTACAGCTAGGTCAGCTAAAACACCTGCAAGAGCCTCGTTACTTACCTGACCCTTAGGATATAGCCTAGTGAGCGCCTCCAAATCAGCAGGGTCTATGATGCCAGCGGCCGCAGGATCACTATTCAATGCCTCAACCACTGTGTTGAAGTCAACAAACTGACCCTCTGTTTCGAAGTCAGGATTGGTAAGCACCCAATGCGCTACTTCCTCGAACAATTCTCTTGATGAAGGTGGCTGATCCTGTCTCAATACTATAACGCCATCTACTACCATAGCCTTGGTGTCCTTTGGATTTACGCCATCCTTTACAGGGATGCTGTCGTATTGTTCGTTAGTTAGTTTTGTAATTGGTACGCCATTAGCCTCTATCTTAGTTACAGCGTCTTCAACTACAGCCGCGTCAAGGTCTGATTGTATTTGAGACTGAGTCTTACCCTCCGCTTCAATATCTAACCCCGGTATAATATCTAACTGGCCTTCCACCTTCACGCTATACCCTCCATCTCTCACGCTTGAACCATCAAATGTAACCTCTCCTGTTTCAGTATCAGCATTTTCAAATTTTACTAGTTGCCCCAATTCATTGTATATACTGACCTTAGCGCCTTTATATTGGTCAGTCACCTTTATAGTGACCATATTTGTCTCAGAGTCAGAAGATATGCTAGCGGCATTAGACTCAATAATACCCGACACCTTGCCATCCTTCACGATAACGTTTACATTGCTGTTATATCCTAGCTCAACTTCTCTTTTAGTAGCGAAGACCTCCATTTCACCAGTCTTATCATTAAACCTCATTGTGTGGTTCAATAGGTGAGCTGGAATCTCATCTGCCTTGAACGAGTAGATGTTAAGCCTATCCATCTCAACAGAATTATTAATCTTATCGTCTAACCTTTTCTGCCTTTCATTTATCTCGTTGACACTCTCCTGCCTTGTGGCATCATCCTTAATATTATTAGCAGCCTCTAAGTCTTGATTAATCTTTATCTGTTCAACAACAATCTCATGGCGTATGTTATCAGTGACTCCTGCCAATGAGGTAGAAGTGTTTTCAATATATTCCTTGGCTAGAACCATAGCCCTGTTAGCCTGCTCTTGAGTTATCTCTCCTCGCTGAACAGCCTTGTCTAATCTTGACTGCAACTTGACGGGGTCTTTGGTCAGTTGAACAAAGTATTCTTGTTGTGTTGTCGTGAAGTCGCTAATATTTATAGTGGCAGCTGCTCCTGCGCCTCCAAATGTTGCGGAAAGGATTGCTATATCTATGGACTCGTTTAGCCCGGGGATACCATCTATTACACTACCACCTAGCAACAACTCTTTAGTAATATTCTTTTGGATTTGATCCAGAGTTTCCTGAGTAAACTCAAGTCCTGCACCTGCCATAATAGTTTTTGTAATCTCTGCATTTACTTGAGCAACCGCCTTACTGTCTGCTTGAGCAACCGCCTTGACAAGGTCATCTGAATATCTGCCTAAAACTTTATTGAACAGAGGGCTAGCCTTGCCGAAGAACTCAACCCCAAATGCCTGCGCTGTTAGTGTTGTAAATACAGAGTTAGCAGCAGCAGCTAGTGAAGCTTCTCTAGGCGATATACCTGACTTTGATAGCATATCATACTGAGCATCGTAAGAGGTCAAGAATATCGTGCCCATCTTAGCAGAGTTCATTAATGTAGCTCTACCTGCTTGACTTAGTCCTGTTGAATACAGACCTGCCACAGCACCACTGTTCATAGTGCTCAATATCTGAGTTCCAATCTTCAGACCATTACTGTAAAATCCAGAGAGGCTTCTTTCATATGAAGAGGTCAGACCTAGTTCTTTTATTTCTTCGTCAGACATTGAAGCAAGGACCTCATTAGAAAGCCTAGGGTCTACCCTAGCGAAGGTCTCAGCATCTAAAGCTGGGCCTAATATATCACCCTCTTTGTTAGTCATGAATCTATATCCATTCCTTTCTTCACTTAGGCGTATCCCCGTCATCTGAGCAATAGTAGGCACGGTCATCTCGTCACCAAGTATTCCATCCGCAGCCTCATAGTATCTATCACCCACGTCGTCAGCACCTACAAGATATGCGGCCTCTGCGAATATTGAACTTACTGCTCCATACACTCCACGAGCTCCACTAAAAATACCGCTTCTAGTTGCCTCACCCGTTACAGCAAGGAATGCAGTAAAAGGATTTTCAGCAGCCCATTGGTCTAATGCTATCTGATCCTCCGCTTTTATATATGCTAGCTCACCATAAACATCTTTGATGTCTGATGGAGCAAAAGTAGAGAACCTCATGCCATAGTCATTGGCCATTCGCATATGATGCTGATACAGCTGAACTTGTCTTGGTGTGGCCTTATATGTTATGCCAGCTATTTCAACGTCCTGCAAATCACCTTCAGACATAACATCTCTGTTGTCATTCATAACAATAGATGCTATTGCTAATTGTTCGTGCAGTTTTTTCTGCCCGGACAGCCAATTATACTCAGCAGCCTGCTCTTCAAGAAGTGAGTTTATTAGAGTGCCTGCCTCCTTCTCGCTTAAAGCTCCATCTCCATCCTCATCAAACCCACCTAAATAAGCAGACATTCCCTTGCCTTCGGCTAGGTTGACTGCTAGGGCATACGCTTCCTCGTCAGTATACTTCCTAACCCTGAACGCCCCATCGCCCACTGATTTCTTTATAGACTTGTTCTTTATGAATTGGCCTCTTATCTCACTTAGTATAGCTTCAGGAGTGTTAGGGGCTAGCTTGTCCCTTGAAGGGCTAAGGCTTTTTAATTCGCCAAAATCGTATACGAGGCCTGTTGATCCAGGTATGCCATATTGGTCGGGGTCTAGCGATGGTAAGATGTCTCCATTAAGTTGTCTTATTACATCTTTATAAGAGAGATTTGTTCTCTCCATTATTTCCTTAACCTTATTCAGGCCATCAACAGCAGCCTGTTCAATTTCATAGTTTCTTGACCAATCCTCCCCATACTTCTCTCTCATGGTTTTAGAGATGTATGCCTTCCTAGCTTGGTCATACTCAGCTTTATACTTCTCCTCAAACGTAGGCTCTTCAAATTCATAAGACATCTCACCTATGGCTTGCTGAACATTAACGTCTACTAGCCCACTCGAAGGGTCGGGCTCCATAGTCTCGGCCTCAACGAACGTCCCCTCTGTGGCGACAGGTGGCTTAGGAATATCAATAGTAATAATGCCTGACGAAACTAGGGACTGAAACTCATCCGACGCTGCGTTGTAATCTTTTTGATGTTGAAACAATATCGGATCATCTCCGCTAAGGACTCTATCAGACAGCTTTGTTTCAAGACTAAATAGCTCCTGATATAACTCAACCTTCTCTTGAGGGCTAGCATTAGTGAAATTTGATACAAGGTCCTTTCTGTCGTTAAATCCTATGCCATATGTATTTCTGATTATGTCCTGCTCAAACTCATCAGCAGTCATATTATATATGTCATTGATATTCTTGGACTTAATGTTAAACTCTAACCCATCGCTTATGGTTTCTCCAAGGTTATACGTCAAAAGGTCTGACATATTATTATTGGATATAGTCATTTCAGCGTAGTCAGTGAAAGGTATAAATCCTGCGTTATAGTCATACTGAGAGTTGACTGCTATTGTATACTGAGAGTTGACATTCTTTTGTATTGCTGGAAACACAGCCATATTGTGAAGGAACTCTTCTTGAGGCAATCCTGTTTGTTGAGATAGCTCCTCGACCTGAGACATCACCCCACTTCCGAAGCCTGTCGTTGACTTGTCCTTGCCGTCTGTCTGTCTATAATCTAGGTTAAAGTTTTTGACATCTTCACCTCTAGCCTGCTCACTGTAGAATGAGTTTCTTGCATCTGTGTTGTTCTTTAGGAACTCATGCATTACGGACAAATCGCCATATGCTTCTCCTAATCCCATTTCATTTAGATTCCATCCTATATGGGACACACTAGCCCCTTGGAATATGTCAGGATTACTAGTCCCATAAATGGGTTTAAACGTCATAGTAGACGAGTAATCAGCGAATGCGCTAGTTGACATTCCATCACCCGGGGAAAGTGTTATCTCGGCATCTGTGTTCTGAGTATTATCCTGACCATTCCCGTTCGTGGTTGTTTCATCGCCAGGCCCTGTTAAATTCAAATCTTCAACTGCCATTTGTTAATTGTTTAATATGTCTTGGAATGCTCTTTCTAACCCCTTATATACCTCACTCATTTCATGACTAGTGGGTGTGATAGACCCGGTTATTGAATATGTGCCAACAGTCCCATTGACTATTACTTTGTACTTGCCGTCATTGAAACTTGTTCCGCCACTACCATCTAGTATGTTAATACTCCTAATATTACTAGCTAAATCATTAGCCGCTTGTCTCTGTTGAGGCGTAAGGCTTCCATCTGATGCTATTTTATCCGCTTCTTGCGCAGCTCCTTTTAATGTTGTCCGTAAATTAGAGGCCACTGATCCATAACTTGAATTGGCTTGTTCGGCAACTCCAAGTTCACCTGTTTGATTAAGTGAGAATTCATCCTCAAAATAACTATCTGTGTAGCTACTTAGGTCTAGTTCAGCTGTAGTCGCTAGTTTATATGTGGCAGCTTGGCTAGTATTATTAAGGTCTATTGTGCCATTATCTATCTCACTTACCATGTCATTAATTACCATCCTCCATTGGCCATCATCCTGTGGCGAACTATTCTGAGCTTTGCTAATAAAATCACCAGGTGCTCCCGCAGCAATCTGACGGAGAAAAGATTTCTTTTCTTCAAAAGGAAGTGCCTTGAAAAGTTCGTTTTGGTCGCCTGCTCCCAAATTAGGCAACGTTGCCTCTTGGTTTTGGTCAAATCCAGATACGCTTCTGCCGGATTGAATTGAAATTTCACCAGAGCTAACTCCGACTTTATTAGCTATTCCTGAAGCTGCGTTATCCCATACATCTGTACCACCTGGCCTATACAACTGAGCGGTCATTATGTAGTTTAAAGAATTGAACTTGGTACTACCGCTTCCGTTGCCTCTAGTTCCGGCTCTTCCAACTATCTTGGTTGTTTCAATTTGGAAGTCCTTGGCTGCTAGTGCCCTTAATAAGCCATCTTTTTCAAACTCTTTATTTTGGCTTTCAGATAGATATGGTTGCAACAGGCCCTGCTCATCTCTGTAATAATAAATGTCTTTACTGCCGTCTTGATTGTACTTAGGGTCTGTCTGCAAGGTCTGTAAATCTACCAACCCATCGTCAACAATGTTATACCCTATATCGGTAAGAGCGTCTGTTCTATCCCTATCGTTTATAGACCCTAAGCCAGCTTTGATAGTTCTAAACATATTAAAGTATGCTAGGCCATAGTTAGTAAGACCAGAGCCATCCGATGCATCGGGGTTCATTGCCTGCACAGCACTGTAGTCCCCGCTTACTTTGGCATCATCTACGGCATCTATGAAAGCCTGAGGGTCACCCATCGCATAGTAATCCTCAAATATTTGCAAGTAGTCAGCGTCCCCTATTTTATCCTTCTCACTTGTTTCTATGATTCCGACAATCTTATCCCCCAAGTTATTGTAATACGTTATGGCATCAAACGCATCGTTGAAGTCTTTGTTCATATTTACTATGTTGGCCATGTCTACAGTCTTAGACATATCTATATCGCCATTCTCATCCTTCTCACCCATAAAAAGAGTCATGTTGTTAGGATCAACAACTAGCCCCCACTGCTCTACATTGCCAAACTTAAACTGGTCGTTTTGAATCACATCATCAAAATCAGTAGAAATATCTGCCCTGTCTGTAACAAACTTCTGATACTCTTCACCCCATGTCGTCATGTATTGGTTATACATCTTATAGCCATCAGCTAGTCTCTGCTGACCTGCTCTTGCAGCACTAGGCTTTATTAAGCCACGTCGCATTAACCTTACATTTGTCAGGTAGGCTTGGCGTGCATCATTGGAGCTTTTAATTATCTCGCTGTTTATACTTGTGCTTGGCGTTGTAGCCTGCTTATCTAGTTCGGCTAGCTCCTTAGCTTGCGAGTCTGCTATTGCTTTCTTTCGCTGATCCCTAGCGGCCTTCTCTGCTAACAGGTCTTGGCTAAACTTCTCAGCTAGCCCTCCCCAATTTACTCTAGGTTTGTCTCCTCTTTTATAACCGAAATACGACATGCTTTAATTATTTAAGTGAAGCTATAGCTTTAAGTGTTTCAGGATCTATACTCCCTAGACTCCCTAGTACCTGCAACACCTGGTTTAGTTCGGAATTCACCTTATTTTCTCCATCTGTTAAGTTCTCTGTGTTCAGGTCTGACGTGCTTATCGTTGGGGCTCCCGTGCCTGTTATCAGATTGAATCTATCTGACATAGCCCCTTCTTCGCCAAACCTAATAAACTCTCTAAGATTCTTGGCGGAGGTGTTAGCGAATATGTCTCTGAGCTGTGGTTCATCAACTCCCGTAAAGCCCTCTGCGGTTTCATAAATTCCTTTGGCTCTTAGGTTTTCAAGAAACGCAGCTTGTTCATCCCCTAGCAAGTTAAACTCATCCATCGCCTTGTCTGCTAACCTGCCTTGCCTACCCTTAGCGTATAGTGGAATTGTTGCCGCAAGCCCTGCGGTCAGTAGCTCTCCCCCTGCGCTAACCGCTCCTTGAATGGCTTGAGTTCTAGCAGCGGCTGCTTCTGCTTGCGCCTCCCTTGATCCTGCAATCTCCTGCTGTGTTATTGACTGCAACTCTCTATCCATTCTCTGCTTATCTCCTACTACAGCCTGACTTCTAGCCTGCTCCTGTTCAATAAGGTTCTGACGAAGTCCAAGCATATTACCTAGACCAGCCTGAGCCTGACCTGTAGCCCCTCCTAATACAGCTCTTACTCCTGCTTCTTGCAAGCCCCTTGTGGCCTGCTCTTGCGACGCTAGCATTCTACCTGAAATCTCGTCAGTGATGCCTGTTCGAGTTCTAAGCTCTTCTGTTCTAAGAATCTTTGCCCGGTCTTTCATCTCCTGAACTCCTCGGTCAATAGCCTTCTGTTGTTTTTTAATTCTTTTGTTTTCCTGACGAGCTTGTATAGATTGAGCGATTACGCCACCCAATTTGCCTGCTCCCATAGCGATTAAAGAAAATGGATCCATGTCGGTAAAGATACCAAAATTAAGGGAAACTCTTCATTGCTTCAGTTCCAACTGTAAAGACAGACCCGCTGAATCTCATAGTGAAGTCCATGTATGTACCTCTCAGTCCTAAAGACTCTACATTATTATCCTTAATAACTTTAAGGTAGTCTCCCGCTGATGGTAGTAATGCTGGATTTAATTGTATCGTCTCTATCGCTTTTAAATTAAACCTATCTATTACTTTAACTACGCGACCAAAGTTACCTAGTGGCCCAAATATTAAGTCTCCTCCTGTGGCTGAGGTTGGATTACCTTGGTTTATCATACCATCAAACTGATGCGTCAATGGGAATGTATATCTGTGAGTGGCTGATGGGTGCTCTAGGCCAACTGTAACTATAGTGTCTATCTCCCCAACCCCTTTAGTATATCTGAGGTCAAGCGAATTGCTTACGTCTCCCCTTATGTATGCGTAATGTGTATTCTCTTTTGTTACATAGTCGAAAGAACTAACTGCCCCTGCATCACCTATTGTGGTTAATGATAAGGATGGCTTGTCTCCTTCTATCTCTATTGTCTTAAATAGTTTTGTATCTAACGGTGCGTCGTTAAATGTAGAGGATATGTTTGCCTCAGAATATCCTAGGTCGCTAGTTAATAGTGATGCCGCACCAGATCCTGATTGTGCTGTTACTTCTATTAAGTGCTCGGCATAATACGTACATTTGCTTGGAGAAAACTGAGTCTCAGTTACAGCTCCAGCGTCATTGACCCTCCTAACAGTCTTGTCGTGATGCAGATACAAATTACCACCCTTAAATGTGAAGTAATCATTGCTCATACTTATGGCTTTTTCAGGCCTATACGAATAGAACGTAGACCATCCTCCAATCTTAGGCGAGTATGCTGCTGTGTACGGCATTATAATTCTGTTAGCATAGTTAGTAATTCTTCCTGTGGGAACATGTCGCTCTTTCCCTTGTTGGTGTTAGAATGCGATAGAAGGCCCCTTACGTGCCCGTAGTAAGCCTCTCTATTCCATTCGAAGGCATCAGCACCTTTTTCTTTTATAAGGGCAGGAAGGCCCTCTCTGACATCTATGTTGTCTCTGTCTGCAATAAACAATATTAGCTTACGCAAAGACTCAATCTGAACGTCAGAGTATCTGTGCCAATTTTTATACCCCTTAAACTCTTTTGCTAGTTCAACGCAATGATCTGGATGCACAGTGTGTCCGGCATAAGTCTTCCCATTCTTTAGGTATCCAAAGTTACACACCTCTATGCCGACGCTATTCGTATGCATCTCTTGAAATCCGTTCCTTCCTAAATGCCAAGCATAGCCTCCATCAGGTATACACTTAACAATCTCACCGTCATACTTGAACTCGTCGTTAAATATAGATGGCCCACCCAAGACAAACTCAGTTGCGATTCTGCCCCTGCTGTCTCTACCCCAATGGTCGATAGTCCGATATGGGCTATGCCATCCTGCTGTGTGGTGTAAGAATAGCCAATCTTTTTTAGTAGGGCCCTTCAAGTACTCACCCTTTGGTAGTATGTGATGGTTAATAACAATTCCGTGTTGACTGTCTAGTGACTCTTGTATGTCTGTAGTTAGTCCAAACAACTCAGCCCAAGTTTTAGGCCCTACTATGCCATCTATCTCTAGAGTGCTCTCAGCTTGAAACCTCATCACAGCAGATTCAGTTACAGGACCAAAGATACCATCAGCCTCAATATCTAGTTCTCTCTGAATCTGTTTTACTTCTTTTCCTGTATCTCCTTTTCTTATTAGCATTGGTAGAAAGTTGGTTGTGTTGCGTCGACCACAGGGGCCATAACTATATTCTTGTCTGAATATACGCCATTCTGCACTAATGCAAGTATATTTCCTGTAGTTGGTGATCCTGCACTAGTGTCTCTATACAGCCCATCTGTGGCTCCCGTAGTAGCATCCGCTGTAGTCCATATGTTCTTAGCCAATCTATTCCTATCATAAAACGCTCCTACTGGAAGTGTTGGGTTGTTGCCCGGGATAAGATACCTAGAGTCTGTGAAGTAATTACTTCCTACCCCACTACAAGCTGTTGCAGGAACGCTAGCGTGGTAGTCTAGACTAAGAGTAAACACATCTCTCAAATCCCATATCAAGTATAGAATATGATTAGACGGGTTGTTATATGTGAATGCCCCTACAGTCCCCGAGAAATGGGCTGCGGATGATGGGGTTAGTATACCCCCTGTAGTTCCGCCACCAGAGGCTGCTGCATTCATCATAGCCACTAAGTCTGCTTGACTAGAACTAGCGTTGTAATCAGTAGCTGATAATAAAAACATCAACCTATGTCCGTTTTGAGCCGAGTCAACAGAACTAGGTAGGAAGTTGAATTGATTTGTCGATGATGGTTTGAAGCTAGGTGGCTCTAGTAATGCCATAACAACAGACTCTCCATCATCAGGTATCGGGTCTATGCCTTTAGTCCCCTGAATAACGGAATAATGAGACACTATATTGTTACCTCCCGTCGCAAACGTTGTGTTGATTGAGTTGTAAGGTATGTCTGCTCCCGTGCCTATACCATGACCAAAGTCAGTAAATAAACCTGCTTGAGCAGCAGTAGTAAGAACAAACCTCCTAACCTCTACCTGGTCGTTGTCAGGACAAGGTACAGAAACCCTATATGTTATAAGACTATTTGATGGCACAGATATATTAAGGTCTGCCGTGGTTGGAGTCTTAGCATTCTTGGTAAATGTAAACGCTTTGTTAACTCTTATAGCAGAACCACTACCACCCTGTGTAGCTCCATTCCAAGTTAAGGTAGGAGTTAGATTACCGCCCGTAGTGTCTACTATATCGTATGAAGCTCCCTCAGTGATAATAGCATCCTGCAACACTATAGTCGTGGCATTGGTCACAGAAGATATTACAGATTCTTTACCATTGTTTTTGTTTCTTATTCTATGATTTGCTAGTGTGGCACTAATTGTCGTGAAGTCCTTTTCTGTATCAACTAAAGTCTTGGCATTAACAGCACTCTTGATAGTGTAGTCTTCATTGGCCAAGAACTCGGAGTTAGACCCCACAGTGATGTTAAGCTCAGTATCTGAAACAACAGAGTTCACATTGTATGGTAGAATCTCACCAGCTCTAAATATTTGATCTCCTGATGTTACTGTTGTACTGAATGATGCGTTACTATCTATAAGCCTTCCTTCAGCAGCAGATGTAGTCTGTCCCGTAGTTTTATTTGTTGATGCCAACTTAACACTACCCTGAAACTTTCTCTCTGACACGGATTCTATAATAAAAGCCACACCAACTGACCCTGTTTCTTCTCCAAGGTTTACAGTTATGTTCTTGACAGAATTTGGTTGCTCTGTGCCCTCTGTATATACGTAGTCGCAAGGGGCAATGATAGCATCTCTCGCCAACTCATCCTCGCTAGAGTGCAGTATGTACTCATCTATGTTTGCATCGTAACCCCCTAGCTTTTCAGTATACTGCCCCATCTTGGAGAAGTCATCTCTAAAGAAGTCCGTCATATACTTCTCAGATATAACTAGCATCTTCTCATCGCTATATGAAGAGCCATTCAACTGTATAACAGAACCTCTCTTTGCGTCTGTAAAGAATCTAGCAGGTCCATATCGAGCATAGCTTTCAGGATTCTTGCTAATCCCATACTCCTCCATTCTTGCAATCTGAGTTCCTAATACTTCAGGTATAGATGCCACATCCCCTCCACCTACAGAGTCAGATAAAAGATTCTTGCCTGCCAATACATACGACACCTTGTCTTCCTGAAGAACCAACACGTCGGTCATCCTTCCGTCTATAACCTCTATAGTACCGTGCGTCTTCTCCAAATCCTTGAAGTTCCCCAAGCTAAGATTAAACTCATTGAGTCTGTTTAGGTTGGTGTCGGCATTGTGTATGCCACTATAGGTTATTGAGTCAAACCTTCTTATGTTCTTGTAGTCTCGGTTAGATACAGCATTCGCCCTTTCACCTATTTGAAACTCTTTTGTGCTAGTCCGGTCTCTTACTCTAAAGCTCTCAGCACCATTGCCAAACGCATAACAATTAAACACAGTAAGGTCGCATATTGCTGATTGTGCGCCTGTTTGGTTTTGAGTATTTCCTGAGTGAAACTTGTCTCCACTTCCGTCCGTAGTTATATCAAAACATTGGCTCGTTTCGTAATACAACTCATCGCTTATATCCTTTGGCTCCGTTTCAAAAATCATCAAAGATTCGGATGTGAATATCTCAATAGAAAGTTTTGCAACAGATTGCTTTCCTTTCCCTTTATATCCCATTGCACCCGACCTTATAGCCAACCAATACACATCCTCAGATGGAGGGTTAGTTGACATAGTTGCAGGAACTTTATGAAATTGAAACAAGTTCTTGTCGGCACTATGCTCTATGTCAGAGGCTATGTCTTGTGTTGCGTAAAAAGAAACTCCCGACCCAAAACCCCTATAACTTAATACCTTTTCATCTGACGGATTTGAAAATGTAATTGGCTCTAAAGTGTTAGGGTCTGCTGTTGCAACCACCGCTGGCGATGGAAAGTACTCTTGAGTTGTTGGAGAGTTTGAGGACGTATCAACTCCAAGGTCTAAAAAGCTAGCTATGTTTTCTCCTACCCAAAAATCATAAAAATTATCATAATCTTCAGTAGCTGTAAACTCCCTGTCAAACCTATAAATTTTTGAGCCCTTGTTGCTGCTCTTTTGGTTTCTTCTGAAATCAAACTTAATCCTAACAATAGCCCTCTTAGGCACACTAAAGTTTTCTACATCAACAGCTGGAGTAGCAGGGTCGTTGTTTATGTTAAACAATGGGTATGAAACATATGGAGTAGATGTGGCGTTTACAGTTTGTGGGGTCGAAAAAGGTATAGAAACCGTACCGTTCACATCAGGCCAAGCTTTATTTTCTCTATCAGTAACGTCACCCCCAACACCTGTTACTGTTTTTTTAATTACTCCCTGTGTCTTTCTTTCTATTTCTGCTGACACATCAAGGTTCCCAGGATTCATTGACATATAGAGGCCATTGAACTGAGGAGATGCCACGCCAGAGTCTACAAGAAAGTCCCTTGGTTTAGACTCTATATCTATGACGGTTGCTTTTTCTAAAGAACTCAATGCCCCTGAAGAATCTGACTTTACAATAAGAACCTCATCGTCAGCCATCTTTGTTTGGTTGTTTCCCTCTAGCTTGAAGAATATAGTTTTCTGCTCAGGGTCTTGGTAGAATATGTTTGAGTATATCGTTTCATAAGCCCCACCTGATGGCTTAACAAAGAACCTGTAACTAGTAGCCCAAGCCGGTGGCTTTTGAGTAGTGGGTATGTTTACCCTAATTGTATTCTTTGTGACTGAGTTTTCAGCAGGTATATACAAAGTGTTTGATCTGCTTATAAGAACAGTGGTTGACCTCTTGTATTCATCTAGATATACAATTCCAACATCGTAGTCCCTATTGCTATGAAGACTTCTAAACGAATCGCCTATGCTTATGTCTAAGTTAGCCGAACTAATCTGCATGTACTCGTATGATATATTCCCTGACCCATCATCTCTTTTTACAGCAGGTATAGTCAGGGTTATGTTTGTTCCTGAGTATCCAATCTTTATGGGCTCACCCACGTTTGTCGTTCCTGTCCCTAGCGTTGTGTATCCAGCGGGAGCGTTGTTCAGCACACTGCAATTAAATATGTCTGTGCCAAGATTGCTAGAGCAAGACGATGAAGATATTGGAGACACTATAGGGAATGATCCACTAGATGACGTTCCAATTATTGAAGCTATTCCATCGGGACTTAAAACTAAATCCGCCACAGATGAAAAGTCTCTAGGCAACTTGTAAAAGAACGATATCGACGTTATCGGATGATTAGAACCTGGTGCACTCGCGCCTGAGAAGGAGCTTCCAGAGAACCTAATCCTGAATGAAATTTCATTTCCTGCCTTCAGTTTATCTACGGGTACAGCAAAAGTAGCTGTTGCGTTTGGTTTACTAGTGGGCGTGTGGATAGTGTAGGTAAACGCAGATAATGTAGCATCTACAGTTTCTGTTCCAACCTCGGTGGCAACTAACTCCGCATTGTAGTCTAACTTAACAGGATTACCATCAACGTCAATAAGGTCTCTACCTTCTTCGTAGTTTCCGTACATAAGCCTGTTGCCCATTATTGTTTGAGCCTTAGCGGTCAATGGGACATTATCAAATAGTCTACCTATCTCTCCCTCAGGAAGAACCGTGTAAATCTTACTATTATCAAACACGATAGTGTAGTCAATATCATCAGCGATGAGTGATTTGTTTTTATCTATTCGCTCAATGACATTAATAACGGTTGAATCACTCAACTTAAATACAATGTCAAAGCCAATAACTCTAGAAGGTCCTGTCTTGACAGTCACCCTAGCAGCGTTGTGCTTATTGAGCATCCCTAAATTATCGAAGTTGCCTGACTCTAAATCAAATCTACTTGCATCAAACGCCACCTCCGAGAACGAAGATAGTGCGCTGTACTCTCCATCTTGGTATCTATACCTATAGGCAAAAGATATAAACCTATCCTCTATAAAGTTTTCTTCAGAGCCATTGTCGAATGCAACAACAGTAGGTGAGCACTCAGGTGGCTTAACAATAACGTTTACATCATCCTGAGTTATTACGTCTACCAATGGTGATCCGGTTGGGAATGCGTAGTTCCTATTGACGTTAATCTTTCTAGGTGGGTTAAAGTTGTCCGTAAAGAGCAACATGTCATCAATCTTGTTGACGGCATTTATCCTATACTTAGTATCAAAGTTTAGAACACTAGAGCTTACGACGTGATATATCAATCTCAACTCTACCATATTGTATGACAATATGTAGTCTAACGCAGGAGCAGTGGCTCCCGCAGCATTCACCCCTCCCGGGTCGTGAACAAACCAATATATATTTTCCTCAGCATCATCAGTAAAAGCCCCTATACATTCTGCGAATAACGAAGCCCTAACTCCATTAAATGAAATCTCTGTTAGCCTCTCATTACCATCAGCCTCCTCAACAAGACCAATGGCTTGGTCGTCAGCAGACACAGCTACGTTAGTGGCATCAGAGTATTCACCCTTAGGTAGTATCCTGTTATTGAAGGACTTATTCATATAGCCCTTCTCAAAACTTCTAATCAGCTTCATTTAATTGTTTTATGTTGACCCCTAAGGTTCATCAGAAGTCTACCGGGGTGCATATTACTCATTCGTATCTTTGCGTTTCTAAGTAAAGATGACTTATTTCTTTTAGCATTTAATACAACGTACTGCTGTATGCCTGCTCTATTGTTTAGTAATGAATACTTAATGTACGCATATACATACTCTTCAAATAGTTTGTTTACCGTAACCAAGGAATCGTCTCCTCCCTCCATTCCATCTGATATATATTCTAGGAGGCACGTTTGACCTGCCATATCAGATGAGAAGTTTATGACTCCTGACTTGTTGTCTATCCTGAATGTAGGGTTTGAATTTGCTGTCTCAGTGTTTAAGCCATATCTACCTCCAATGGCATAATCAAAACACCAGCATCCATCAATACAATAACCCATAGTGTTATGGAATGGGCTAGACTCATTTAGATATAAAGTCTTGGCTGTAGAATTTATTCTAGCTAAATCTATCCCCGATCTTTCAGGCTCAAGTATCTCACCCTCTTCATCAAACAGAATCCTACAGTCATTGTCTTGAAGGTACGCCTTCGCGCTATTGGCCTGAATGTTCTCCGTCAAGGGGAACAAAGCTCCATCTTTAAACAGAGATATCCTAACCCAGTTCACATAGTTGTGTGGTAGTATAAATCTTAGGTCGTCGCATACATCAAGCTCTAGTGCTTTGATTTCTTTGAAGGCATCGTAGTTGAGTTCTTGAATAGCTCTCTTAGCATGGAACAACACCTTCTGCTTGGGCACGTTAGCTAATAGCTCATTGTTACCCATATACATCAAGATGAAGTTGTTTACAATGTCCTTTAGCGACACGTACTGATAAGACCCCCAATTGGCATTCTCAGGAGTCGCTCCTGCATTTTCATAATATTGATATCCTGATAAGTATGGCATTATCTATCCTCTTTAGTTTCTAAAGTTGTTTGACCAAGTGCGTACTGAGTTACAGCAGGCTCTCTTATTTCTATTCCTGCATACTCTAATATCTTGTGAACTAGAACAGGTAGCTCTGATTCTGGAAGTTCAAAGTCTTGGAAGTCCGCAGCCGATTGGTTAAAGTTATTACCGATGTAAGTCCACTTAGGGTCTTTAGGGTATCGTATGTAGTTGGCTATGATTATCCCTGTATTAGGAAGAGTGTTTGGATACACCGTAACGCCATAGTCACTAACCGTATATACTGGGAATATAGTAGATGGTGCTGTTAGGTTTGATACCAACAGTTTGTGTATTTTACTTTTCTCTTGGTGCTCAATCTCCGTGCTAGACGTAGGGAATACTTGGTATCCGTTACCCGAAGCAAACATAAGATCCGTAGACACGTTGACATTGTTCCCATCTATAACATTAGTAATATACCCAAATGCCCTGGTCGTAGTATTCACAATTGGAGCACCCTCCATAGCAGATGTAAATGTTGTAGACCCGCTCGTGTCTTGAAGGTTGAAACTAGTAGATGCTCCACTAGCAGTACCTGTCAATGTCGCAGCCCCATAGTGCATCAGCGTGTTAAGGAAGTACGAATCACTTGGCTGAGAAAGAATATGAGAACCACTGATAGATGAGCTAGCAACATACAATGGAGTTGACGTAGAGAACTCCTCTATAAGTTTTAGTTTTCTCTTGGCTAGGTCAGCAAAGTCATCGTTAGATGCCACTGATGCCCCTAGTATTGTTGTCCTTTTATTCTGCTTGTTGACCTGGTGATTGTAGTCATACATCAGCTGTGTGAAAATATCTAGCTGTGCCTTAACTGCATATCTGTTAAAGTCGGTTGGGGTAATGTATCCAAAGTTCTCTTTGTTTGCTATAGCGAGTACAGTCTCTCTAACTTCGTTAATCATAACGCTAAAGATACAAAATAAAAAAGGGGTCGAAACCGACC